AGAATCAGGTCAGATAAATAAAAAGACTGGTAAATTTACATCTATGAATGCTATGAGAGATGCAAAAGGATTCCAAGAAGGAGAGTCTGCAGCTGAATTTAATAAAAGAAGAATGAAATTAGCAAGTCCTAAAAATATTTTAAATGTAGCTAAGGCAACTAGATACGGAAAAATTGCTTTAGGTATAGCAGGAGCTGCATTAGGTGCAAAAGAACTTTTAAAATCTAAAATGAAAAAAGAAGATAAAAAAATGGGAGGTGGAATGATGAACAAACCTATGGGTTATAAAGATGGAACAAAACCGGGAGCGGGACCTTTGGGTGGAGCAGGACCAAGAGGTTTAGGAGCTTTAGGTGCAGCAGGAAGACGTAAAGGTAAAGAAGATTCATCAGTGACACTTGCTAAGTTTATGAAGGCTAAAATAGATTCCACAAACGAAAGTATAAAAGGTGGAGGAATGAAAGCTGATAGAGTTACTGAGGGTTCCGGATATAGAAACAAAAGAGGTTTTAGAAAAGATGTTGAAGAAGGAAAATATAAACAAGAAAAAGATGCAGATTACTACAAAAGCATTGGTCTAACAGGTAAACGTGGTGATCAAGCAGTTGATGATTTCTTTAAACCTTATCACATGAGAAGTGATGCCGTAAAACTTAAATCAGGCGGAATGACAAAACCTATGGGTTATAAATCTGGAACCATGGTCAAAGCAAGAGGCTGCAAACTAGGTAGAACAAGACCTACAAAATTATATTAAGGAGGGACAATGTCCCTAAGAAGTTTACTTGGCCTTGGTCGGAGATTACTGCGAGGTAAGAAAGAATCCGCAACACCGGCTACCGGACAACAAACAAAACAGATAACGTACGAACCTACGCCATCACAGGCTACCGGACAAGAACTAGCTGTACAAGAAATCAGAAACCCACCAATTGTTTTAAAGAAAACAAAACCATTACAAATGGGTGATGATACTGCACCTGCTTTTGGTTCATCTACTTATGATTGGGTAATGAGAAAAGGTCGGGGTAAGTATGATGCTGATGAATGGATTGACCATTTAACTTCAACAAGAAAAATAAATTTTAAAATATTTGGCCAGCCTGCACAAAAAACTATTAGAGAACAGAAACGTTTTAAATATGATTCAGGTCCCTTTGCCGGTAAAGAGGTTAATGTATCCAAAGAAGAATTATTCGATTCCAACGTAGCAGTGTTCAATGAAGCAGGAGACCTAACAGGTGGCCTGTTGTACGCAGCAAAGAAATTTGGTCTAAAGCTCGATGCTAACGAAGTGGGAGCTATGTTAAAATTAAATCCAGTAAATAGATTACAAGCTATAGAACTTGGTACACCCAAAGGTGCTATGGAAGCTTACACACAGGTTGCTAAGAATGCTCAAAATTCTGTAAGAGATTTACAAGTTAAATACAAAGATAGTATAGCGATCAAAGAAGATTTAGATGACATTCAATATTATTTAACAGGTGGAGAGAGTTATAAAAAAGCAGCTCTTGAAACTATTAACAAGACAGCTAAACGTCTTTCGGATATGAATCCTGAAGATCAAAAACTTTTAAATAAAGTTATTGGTGAGATCAATGAAAAAGCTACGCCATTAAGAAAATCAAAAACTTATTATGGTAGTGAAAGTAATTATACTTTACAAGGTGGTAATGATTACAGAGAAACTATTTTTACTTTACCTGAAGATATTGTAACCAACAGAAGTGTAAGAAATAAAGGTGGACATTTTGCAGAAGTGCTACCCGATACTAACAATATTTATCACATTCGATACGACACAAGATTTACTCCTGATGGCAAAAAAGTATTTATGATTAATGAAATACAATCAGACGTAAACCAAAGTATTGCAAAAGCTTTAACCAAGGCTCAACAGATAGGAGGAGAGAGAAGAATAAATCCTTTTAATGCTGAAGTAGAAATGAACCTATTGATTAATAGAAGAGGCCAGATGATGGACGATTTGAACAAAGCAATTGAATCTAATAACTTTGGTTCGGTGAACGCGATCAAGTCTAGTTTAGATGATGTCAATAAAAAATTACAAAGACTAACCACTTCAAAAAGCTACGATGATAAAGTTAAAGATTACTTTCCATTGGTAGAGTCTGATGCTTATGGAGACCATGCTATAAAATATTTATTACAAAAAGCAGCGAGAGAGAATGTGGATTACGTAGCCGTTGCCCCGTTTGATAAATTAAGTTTTAGACAAGGCTTCAAAGAAGGTAACGAAAGATTTTACGGTTATGCAAATGGTAAAGGTATCGGTAAAAAAGGCAAAGCAGTTTTACCAGATGTTATGAGTAAGGTTGCTAGGTTTTATGATACAAAAGCAGGACCTACAAAAATATCTTTATCAGATCCGTATAAGCCTTATAAAAAAATTGCAACGGATGAATTTAAATACCCAGATAGCCATCCATTAAAAGGTAAAAAGATTAAAAGTGAATATCACCAAAATGCCGAAGCAGAGGAAATTTTAAATGAGGGATATAAATTTATGGAACCTAATGATCCAAGGTTGTATTTTGATGCATTTGCGATTAAAGTGTCTCCGGTAATGAGACAAACTCAAAAAACCTACAAGTCACAAGGAGGACTTGTTGTAGATTTATATAACACAATAAGGTACAATTAATCATGGCTGTAGAAAACAATAACGAAACATTTACTGAAGAAGATAAAATCGAAGAAACAGTGGTTGAACAACCAGATGGTTTACCTCCTGAAGTTATGGTTGAAGGTGAAGAAGAAGTCGAAGAAAGACCCCAAGACGATTTTAATGCTAATCTTGCAGAAGCGATGGACGAGCGAACGCTCAAGGACATGGCTAGAGAATTAGCAGATGAATATAAGAAAGATAAATTATCAAGAAAAGAATGGGAAGAAGCTTATATCAAAGGATTAGATTTATTAGGAACTCGATACCAAGAAGTAACCAAGCCTTTTAAAGGGGCATCCGGTGTCACGCATCCATTGTTAGCTGAATCAGTTACACAATTCCAAGCACAAGCTTACAAAGAATTAGTTCCATCAGATGGTCCTGTCCGAACCCAGGTTATTGGTTTACAAACACCGCAAACGGAACAACAGGCAGAGCGAGTCAAAGACTACATGAACTATTTGTTAATGGAGGAGATGGAAGATTACACAACTGACATGGATCAGATGTTATTTTATTTACCTTTATCTGGATCTACCTTTAAAAAAATTTATTACGATGCATTATTAGATAGACCTGTTTCTAAATTTGTACCCGCAGAAGATTTAGTGGTACCGTACTTTGCATCCGATTTAAAAGACAGCGAAAGAATTACACATGTCATTAAGATGACAAAAAACGAAGTTGTTAAAAAACAAGCAGCAGGATTTTATAGAGATATTGAACTAACTGAATCTGATTCAGAACCCGATGATGTTCAGAAAAAATTAAATCAATTAGAAGGAATCAAGAGAACGGGCGATGATTACTTGCATACAATTCTAGAAATGCACGTTGATTTAAATTTAGATGATTACGAAGACTTTGATGACAGAGCTAAGAAAATAAAAATTCCATACATTGTAACAATTGATGAAGGTAGTGGAGAAATTTTATCTATTTACAGAAACTATAGACCGAATGATATTACCTATTCACGAATAGAATACTTTGTTCATTATAAATTTTTACCAGGATTAGGTTTTTATGGCTTTGGTTTAACACATATGATTGGTGGTTTGTCTTTAGCAGCTACTCAATCTCTAAGACAATTGATTGATGCGGGTACTTTAAAAAATTTACCTGCTGGATTTAAGTCTAGAGGCATCAGAGTAAGAGATGATGACCAACCTATTCAACCTGGAGAGTTCAGAGATGTCGATGCACCTGGTGGAAACATCAGAGATCAGTTTTTTAACTTACCATTTACAGAACCAAGTGTTACTTTATACAACCTTTTAGGCTTTGTAGTTCAAGCAGGACAAAAATTTGCTGCTATCACAGACTCAAATATTGGAAATGATGTCCAAAACAGAGCTGTTGGTACAACAGTAGCCTTGATGGAGCGTGGAAGTCGTGTGATGAGTGGTGTTCACAAGCGTTGTTACTACGCAATGAGACTTGAATTTAAGATTTTAGCAAGAATTTGTGGTGAATCACTACCCCCAGAGTATCCATACGATGTCTACGGTGGTCCTAGAACGATTAAAGCACAAGATTTTGACAATCGAGTAGATATTTTACCGGTTGCAGACCCAAATATCATGTCTATGTCGCAAAGAGTGACTTTAGCACAGACACAATTGCAAATTGCAAGCTCAAATCCTGGAATGCACAACCTTCACGAAGCCTACAGAAGGGTTTATGAGGCATTAGGGACAAAACAAATTGAAGCGATACTTAAACCACCACCAAAACAACCAGAACCACTAGATCCTGCGAAAGAAAATGCACGTGCGTTGCAAATGCAACTACTTACTGCGTTTGAATTTCAAGATCATGATGCCCATTTACAGGCACACATGGCATTTATGCAATCTAGAATGGTTCAAATCAATCCACAGGTTTATGCATTGTTACAATCACATATTTCAGACCACATTTCTTTCAAAGCTAAGAATGAAGTGAAACAAATGGTTATGCAAAACCCAGAAATGGCACAGATGGCACAACAAGACCCTCAACAATTTGAAATTATGTTTGAAGCTGAGGTTGCAAGAGTTGCTGCAAGAATAACTCAAGAGTTAGTTCAGTCAGAAATGGCTTCTCAAAACAAAGAAGATCCTTTAATTAAATTAAAACAACAAGAGATTGATTTAAGAGCGATGGATCTACAAAGAAAAGTAGAAGAAACTAAATTTAAAGCAGATCAAGATAACCAAAGAGCTGCTCAAAGGTTAGAATATGATTATGATAAATTGGCTCAACAAGATTCTCAATCTGATGAACGATTGGAAATCGCTAGAGATAAAATTAGACAAAAATGAGAAAAGGTTTAAGCGGTGGTAAGAGATATGGCCCACCACCTGAGAGAGGTCCCAACCCACAAGGAATTAAAATCGTGGATAAGGGTTCCAAAAACAAAAATAGATATAAAAAAAGAAAATCCAGTTAATAAAATATTTAGTAATTGGTTTAGAGAACAACAACTTATATTTCTAGCAGGTGTGTTCGAAGGTGAAGGCACCATTACCATGATCCCACAAAAAAATACTAAGAAATCTAGTTTATCTTGTAGAGTTAAAATGACCGATAGAGATATCATACAAAGATTCGCAGATTTTGTTGGTCATGGAAATATTTATTCCGAAAAAAAACGTGAGTCTCAAAATAAATTAAGTTTTTGTTGGAAAGTCAGTGGTCCTAGAGCAATTAATTTTTTACATGAAATAGCACCTTATTTAGGGGTTAGAAGATACAATAGAGTAATTCAGTGCCTAGCACTATACAAACAAGAAAGAAATCTGTAAAATAAATCATTATGTTTCCATGGAGTATTATAGGCACAGCTTTAAAAACTGGAGCTGAAATTTATAAGAATAAAAAAAGATCAGAGATTATTATGTCTGAGGCTCAAATCGTCCATGCTGAAAAAATGAAGCGCGGAGAGATTGAGTACAGCGGACAGATTGCTCAAAACCAAAAAGGTGACTGGAAGGACGAATTCATTTTATTAATTCTCTCATCACCCCTGTTTCTGCTTGCATATTCTGTTTTTGCAGAAGATGAAGAGATTGGTCAGAAACTTGATTTATATTTTGAAAAACTACAAACAATGCCTTGGTGGATAATTTCATTATGGGTAGCTGTAGTTGGAGCTGTGTATGGTATAAAAGCTACAGAATTAAAACACATGGGTGGTAAGAAGTGATTAAGCTTACTTGTAAACAAAGATACGCTCAATTAAAAAAACATACTGAAAATGCGGGTATGAAAGTTTTAGAAAAAGATGGTAAGATTATTGTTACCAGAAGGAAAAAGAAAAAATGACAAAATTATGTGCTAGAGGAAAGTCAGCTGCTAAAAGAAAATTTAAAGTTTATCCAAGTGCGTATGCAAATGCTTATGCATCTAAAATATGTGCTGGTAAAATAAAAGATCCTTCAGGTAC